AAGTGCGAATTGAATAAAAGTCTTTACCAGAGATATCATCCTTGGAGAAATCGTTAAACCGTTCTTGGAATACTAATCTACATAAAGCTCGATATGTAGGGTAGATACCACGAATTATTCCATTTTCTATATAGTCGATATGGTATAAATTCTGTAGGTAGACACAGAAATCATCTGCTATATAGGATTTGTCGTCATTAACAACCAAACCGTAAGTACGGAAATGTTCTTTAAGTTGTTCAGGATAATAACAAGAATAAATCCCGTCATCACCTTGTTGCTGGTCGTCTTCGATTGGTTCGAAATAGTCTTGTGCTATACCGTGCTGAACGCATGATCCTGCTTCATTCGTGAAAGCTGAACCACTGGGGATACCGTGTTGTCCAAAGAATACGCCGTCAGGGGTAACTAAGGCGCCAATGTTAAACGTACTTAATAATACGCCTTTCCATCGATCAAAGGATGAACCTTGAAACAATGAATTGCAATATACTAAGTAAAACCACTCTTGAAGTGGTCTTTTAACGGAATCATCAAAACTAGAGAAGTCAATACTAACTATGCTTTTCCCTAAGTCTATAGCATTAAGAATTAATGTTGTTACTGCCTGATCGACATCATCAGGGTTACGTAGCGCAGCTCTCCAGCTAAGGTTACGTTGAAACTCAAGCATAGGTCTATAGAAGCACATCTCAAAGATAACCAAAACTAAAGGATATCCCCAAACTGTACGAGTCTTCTCTTGTTCTTGTGTTCTAGTAAACATAACTGAAGGCCATTGAATAGCCTCTTGGTATAAATCATCTAAAGTAAAACGACCGAAATTTAATCTGTCCATAACCGTACCTTTCTTTTCCAGCCAAGGTAAACCGGCACTCGTTTGTCGCTTTATATACTTCAGCGCGTTCTCCACTGATAGAGGACGTAATCTTTTGACTGAATTAGGAATCCAATCTATAGTCTTGGAACTTTTCGCGGGTTCGAAGCTACTAAGTACACCAATCCTGCGATCTACCCATGGTTTCGCAATACTTCTGGGTCCGTATTTAGATCGATTATTTTCTTCTAGGGTTAGTAAGACCTCATTCATCTCTCCAGAATTATTACCAAAGATGACATCCCAACCTTCGAGAATGTCTTTCGGAGGTATATTCTCACCTAATGGCGTTAATAATACTTCATCCGATCCTGTTCTAATTCCTTCCAACAGTCGGGTCAATCTATCAGATTCGCCTTTTGACAGCTTACTCTGGATTGAGCGGAGCGGTAGTAATTTCATTTGAATCTCCTATTTAAT